CCGCCACCAATTCTCTTAGTTTCTGACCACCAAGTTTTTGGTGGAGCAACCTCCTCCTCTTTTTCCTCCTCTTCGAGTAAGGCGTTTTGATTTAATTCTTCTGTCATTGATTTAAGAAGTTAATCTGGAAGGGAAATTACCCGTCAAAACAACGGATAAATAATTAGTGGCATCACTTAATGGCCCTCGATATGGAGAGGCACTTTGAAGTGAATCATCTATACCTTTTGAGTTATTACCTTCTTTAAGCAATTCAATCCATTCCTCTTCATTTGGATACCAATCAGCACCTTGATAGAACTGAGCATTGTCATATATATATTGCACTGGAGATATGTTGTTAAGGTTTGCTCCTCTTTTAACTGAGCCAGGTATTACGCTTCTATTTCTTAAAAGCTCTACTAATTTACCTGTATTTTCAGAGTTATATACAGGGTGTTGTTTGTGCGCTCCATCTATAAATCTATTATCTGGAACTCGTGAATCTAATGAATACATGCCCAATGTAGGCTTAAATCCCTCCTTGGATTCCTCCTTAACTCCAATAGGAGGAAGTAAATCTTTCCAGTTATTTGGGTCTTTAAACCATTCTTGTTGAGCGTCTTTAGCTATTTTTATTAGTTGGTTTTGTGTAAGATTTATATCCTTTTCGATAGCTTCTTCATTCGCTTTCTCTATTGCATCTCTTCCTACTCGACTTAGTTGATCGTCTATTATTGCTTTTCCTACAAGTGCAGCCTCTTTCTGCTGTTCCGTATATAGCAACGGATCAAGATTTTCAGCATTACTTACAGGGAAATCTTTAGGATAAACCTTTGCGACTATAGCCTTACTTAACTTTGCTGCATGTGTATTTATGTCTCCAAAATTAACTCTTGCTTCACTTGTTTTCTTGCTTATTAATGATTGAGCATTATTCCATTGTTCTCTTCCATATTCTTTTAACTCATTAGGCAGTCCAACCATCGCCTCTGTCAATTCTTTTCTAAACTCATCAGGATCAAATAAAACACCAGACATTTCGTTGTATTTAGCAAAAACATCATCTACTCCTTGTTTGCCGCCAACCCAAAGAACCTCTGCCCATTCTTCATCTGCTGTCTTCCAATCTTTAACCAAAGTTATCTTTTGATCAATAGGAATATTTTCAAATTCAGGATCAGTCAATATCTCCTTTAATTTAGTTTCATAAGCTGGATCCCTGGAATCTAAAAAGATTAAACTTGCAGCATGTTTTGCGGCAAAAGCTGATTTTGCAGTTTTAATTTCTCTATTCCTTGTTCTCCATGCTGCTTCACCAAGCTTATCCTTATTTAAAAAGAAATCTGTACCTAAAGCCTCATCAGCACTAATCATATCAACAACATTGCCATCTCCATCTTTGATCATCCGAACAGGGATAGAACCCAGTATGTTTAACATGCCTTCTGCTTTATCATCGCCTTGAGAGGCGGCTAATTGATAATCACCATATAGCTCTAATAAAACTTCCTCTTTAAACTCAGAAGGCTCGCCCGATAATCCTAATTTACTTGCTTGGTAATCTAATATTCCTCCTAGCGTTAATTGAAGACTTTCTGGATCAATAGCAACGCCGTGATAAAACTCCATTGACTGTTTTAATTGTCTTTTAGTTAATGTCTTTTGCTCTAATTTTTCATATTTAGCATGTGCTTCAAATTGATCATCTAAAGCTTTAGCCCAAGCGCTATTAATCTTTGGAAGAGCATGGTCTGCAAAACCTACACTTGTTTCGTTAATACCAAAATCATTTGCTAATTGAGCAACAGCATTACCTCTAACTTGATCAAATCTTGGATCGGCAGGATCTAAACCGATTAATTCGCTAGTAGCGGACTGAACAGCCCTCTTGATATATGTTTCAGCCTCACCGCCAGCCAATATGCTTAATTGTTCTTCCATGCCACCCCTTCTCCAAGGGTTGACTTGATCCATGTTTAATCCAGCTACCCAATCCTCTCTTGATACTTTTCTGTTCTCTTCAGCGTATTCAAGTCCGTTCTGGAGAGTTTGACGGCTATGTAGTCTTAGTGCTTTTAATACATCATTCCTACCTCTTCTTTCTTGGTCAGACTTGATTGCTGGCGCTGCTGTTGTGATTGCGCTACTAACTTTGTCTAAAGTATTTGCCCATTCAGTAAAACTGTTATATCCCTTGATACTCATCTCATTACTTCGCTGGACAATATTTATGCCCTTTGGAGTAGGAGCCATTGTTGGCTTTGTAGGAGCAGCAGGATCTTGCTCTCCATAGCTCAAAAACCTAGATACTGGTTGAGCAGTAGGTCTTAATTGATTTTTAGGAAGCTCTTTGACCATTTACTTTAAAGCTGCGTAAGTACCAGCACCAGCGGAAACACCACCAGCAATCGAACCAACAATTGCCGCTCCGAGGCTTGGCGCTCCACCAACCATTGATGGCCCTGGAGCAGAAACCAAGGTTGGTAATGGCGAAAATGGAGGCATTGGATCTTGATATTCTCTTTGCTGATAAAACTGCTGACTGTTGTATTGATTTAGATATTTGCTAATAGCTCCTGCTTGTTTATTAGTGAACTGTCTTTCTTTGAATCCTTGATTGATATTTTGAAGGGTTTCATAATCACCTACTTGACGGCTGTAATCATTAATTAAACGATCAATAGATTTACCACCAGCAGCACCAGCAGCAACAGAACTTCTAGCTTTTAATGCTTGAACCTTATATTGCATTAACGCAACAGCATCAGCCATTGCTTCTTGTCTAAATGCTTCAGCGTATGCAGCGCTTTCCTGCATGTAATCCGCACCAGCGGAAGCTCTTGCTCTTGCTACTTCTTCAGCATTAGCAATTGCTGTACTTAACTCGTAATTTCTTAATTCATTTGTATATGCAAGTTCTTGTCCATAATTAATTCTTTCTTGCCAAAACTTATATTGATTATTGATGTCAGCCTGTGATGCTTGTTGTCTTGCTGACCACCTAGCAAATTCATCAGAAGCTTTCTTATATGCAACTTGATTAACGTAATCTTGCTTCTTGCCCTGGTAGGCCATTATCCCACTCAGGACACTTCCAGCACCAGAAGCAATACCAGCAGCAGCGGCCCAAGTCATTAAGCAGCCCTCCAGAATTGACAGAACTCTGCATTAAATGGGCCAAATGGTTCTGGCTCTGCAACCGTGAAACCTAAATACTTAAGCCATCTAATTGACATTTTGTTTTTAGAAAAAACATGATTACCGATTGGCTTGCCAACCTTTTCTAAACAAGAGTCTACCCATTTACGACCCTGTAGACAAAGTTGTAGTCGGTGGTTCTTTGTGGCTGCTATTTCTTCTGTCCCAAGCATCCAAATTCTATCTCCAGTAACACCTGTTAATCCTACTGGCATACCATCATCTCCTTCGATCCCACCACAGATTTCGCTATGAGCATAACTGTAATGTATAGCTTCTTCTGGAGTTATACCATGACTTAACATAATTTCCTCCTGATCTTCTATTCGCATGTGTAGAGCAATATGCTCTGCAAAGCAATTTGTAGGAACTGGAATAATTCTCATCTCAATGCACTTGCCTTTCTTGTGATTAATGCAACCCACTCACAAGTAGAGAATTTGCATGGATGAGCAGTATCATTTTTTATCTCAACAACACACCTTTCTCCTTTAGACATAATCGGAATATTAAATACTCCTTCCTTGTATCTATCGTCATCGCTGCTATATCCACCAGCAGGCAATGTACTGGTAACTAATGATTCCCTAACTCCTAAAACTGTTCCATCAAATTTATAGGTTGAAGTGTCTCTTCTCTCAGCAGTTACTTCAATGTCAAAATAAGCAGTTTCGTGATAACGAAGTTTGGCATGTCTTACTTGAGTACGTTCAACATTAGCTGCTGCTTTTCCTCCACCAATCTCTTTGTAAAGCTTGAACTTGGTAAACCTATATCTAAATTCATAAGCCTCACCAAAATAAATAGGCTTATTTCTCCAGTCACCATTGGCAACCATTGTTGTCCCTGAAGTGATCGTAGACAGTAAAACTCCACCAGTAGAGGTAGAACTGAATCCACTCCAAGCTTGTGTTGTAGCTTCTGCCGCATAAGGCAGAGTCCATGTTGTTGTCTGAGTATTGGCGTTATAAGTTCCATTAGCAACTCTCATTGCTGTAGGAGTTTCAGTCTCAGTAGAAACTCTTCGATCTAAAAGCAATGGATAAGGAGAGCCAGCAGGAGGTTCAGGACTTCTATCTTGCGCTGGTATTTTCTCTAAATAAATCTTTGTTCCATATCGAACAAGACAAAATAAAGTTTCCCTTACGCATAAGATTTGCAGGATTTCATCTGCTCCCGCAAAGTCCCAATACGACCAACTTGATTGCGCTCTCTCTACACTATTTCCTGTACTTCTTACGAAATACTTATAGACATAAATACGGTCTTTAAATCCTGTCTTATTGCTAACAGCAAACAAAGCATTACTTGTATCATTAACAGTTACTTTGTGAATACTACTTGGGACAAAAGCGGAAACATAACCGCTTAAATCTTGTGCATCAGCAGTTAATGCCGTACCTGCACCTCTAACGCTAAATTCTCTGAACTGGGAGAAATCACCGTTAGCTTGAGTAAAGATAATACCTCCACCTGCTAGTTGTGGCCTCACATTTGTATCTATTTCAAATTGAGTTAGAACCGTTATCTGCGCTGTTGCTGGAGTAAGAACTGTCTCTGCTGCATTAAATCTAAATTGATATTGCGAACTAAAAAGTATCAATTCATCCTGATAAGGAACTGCATATTTTAGAACTGATACTCGGTTATTACTTGCAACAACATCAATCGGATCAGTATCTAAAACGGCTGTAACTGTTTCAGGGAAGAAATCAAAGAATGATCTAACCCTTGAAAGAATGACATTTTCATCTGCAAGAAAACCTAATCTGTTCTTATAGATGAATATGTCATTAATGGGATAGCCAATAAAACTTGGATCTGGGGCAGTTGTTGTATCACCTGAAATCCGTTCACCCCAAGTTGGAACTACTACTGTATTTTGCGTTGTACCGTTAGCAGGACCAAAATAAAAAGTACCGTTAGGAAGCCTGATCAAGAGATGAGGCATTAGATCTTTATCAATCTTGTATTTATCTCCAGGTTTTACCGTTTCGCTCCAAGTACCCTCTCCGAAGGTTCCACTCTTAGGCAGAAAGGAAACATGGTAATCATCAAAAGAGTTTCCTGGATCACCTTCAATGGTTACTTGATAACCAGTAGGAGCAACAGTTGGTAACTCTGTAAAAGCCTGAACCTTATTAAAAATTGCACTTATATCGGCACCACTACGAGCATCGGTTACGGATATTGTGATTGCGCTTGATGAAGTGACATGTATAACTGCACCGCTACGAGCGAAAGATACGCCAGATAAAGATGAAAACCCATTAATAATATTTTGGGCAATATCCTCGGAACTGATTCTGTTTTCTGTGACTGAGCTTCCATCACTAACGACTGGGGCAACTGCTGTTTGAACCGTGACTTCTGTTCCATTGACATTAACTCGGTAACGCTGGCCATATGAAGCGGCCCTCACCCAGATTAGGGCTTCATTCGTGGCAGGTCTTGCAACAACAGGAGCCGTATCGCTCGTCATTGCAGGTACTTTTAGGGTATTAGTAATAAAGGTATAGTCAGCAATTGTTACCGCTCTTATCTGAGATTTCGCATCAGTTACGTTGCTTAAGTAACCGTATCCACCAGGAGCACTGACGGTTTGCTCTGCTCCATCCAAGTCAAATACTTTGATACTTGAACTTGTAATAACTGCTAAATACTCTTCAACATTGTCTCTAAGAATTTCATGGATAAAACAATCACCAAAATCTGAGTTAGATACAAGCGCTAATGTTTCGCTTGGATCTCTTTTCCTTAATCCCTCAACAATTGAAGACATTCCATTAACCTGTATTTCACCTTGAGATGGATCTCTTTGAGCGTCAGGTTGCTGGCTAACACCCTGAACAAGATTAGGAATGTTGTATGAAACTAAGCTCATAATCTGTAAGCAGTACTAATACGTCTAGTCGCTAGGCCATAAGCAGGGTCATAGGTTGGGAATGGTAGATAATTCCTTCCACCTGTCAGCATGTTTGGCTGATCGACTTGTTGTTCCATTCGTTCAAGAACAGCTAATGCGTCTTCTTCGTCTTTTTGCGTATATTTAAAGAGGGCTTCAGAACCCAACATCCGATCTGCGAATACTCTTGCTGATCTAATCGTTACCCATCTGTTGAAAACTTCTGGAGCCTCATCCCATGGAAGAAGCCA